GTGAGCCAACAAGCGGTACTGCGAAGCGTGGACGCGCGAGGCGTCGCCACGGTGACGTTCAACCGCCCGGAAGTAAACAACGCCTACGACGACGCGCTCATCGCGGGCCTGCACGAGGCGATGAACGATCTCGCAGCGCTCCCGGGCCTGCGGGTCGTGGTGCTGCGCGGCGCGGGCAGGCACTTCCAGGCAGGCGCCGACCTGAAATGGATCACGTGGGTCGCCGGCCAGTCGGCGCAGGAGAACGAGCGCGTTTCGCGAGAGACGGCGTCGGCAGTCCACCGCCTCAATACGTTGCCCGTGCCCACGATCGCGCTGGTCCAGGGCGGCTGCTTCGGCGGCGGCACCGGCATCGTCGCCGCGTGCGACGTGGTGATCGCGGCCGACGACGCGGTGTTCTCGATCGCCGAGACCCGCTGGGGGCTGATGGCCGGCATCATCGTGCCGCAACTCGCGGACGCCATCGGCGTGCGCCAGCTGCGCCGCTACGCGCTTACCGGGGAGCACTTCGATGCGCACGAGGCACGCCGCATCGGTCTCGTCCACGAGGTCGTGCGCGCGGACGAGCTTCAGTCCGCCGGCGAGGCCTGCGTTGCCCGGCTGCTGCAGAACGCACCCGACGCGAATGCCCAGACCAAGGCGGTGGCGCTGGAGTTCGCCTGGGGCAAGTTCGACGATGCCGTGATGGACCGGCTCGTCGCGCAGCACGCGAACAAGCGTCGCAGCGCCGAGGCGAGCGAAGGGCTCGCCTCGTTCACGGAGAAGCGTGCGGCGAACTGGCCGGGGCGGGGCTAGCGTTCCAGCACGCGCCTACCCGGGCGAATCGAAATCGGGATTGAAGACCACCTCCCGAAGGTGGCCGTCCGGATCCTGGAAGCAGGCCGCATCTGCGCCCCGGACGAAGAAGGCCGCAGCACCGTTCGGATACACCGCCCCGACGAGATGTTCCATACGGGGGGACGCGAGCGCGCTGCCCATGGCAAAAAGCCCCGCGTGGTGCGGGGCTCTCTGCGCCCTGCGACCCGGCTGAGCGGGTCGCAGGGACTTGTTCTGGCGGAAAGGGTGTCTGCCCAACCGCAAGCACTGGCGCGGGTTTCCGGGCTGTTCGCTCGATCCGTCCATCAATCCGTCCATCGTTGCGCGGGCGCCGCCGCCAGGATGCCGCCCATGCCTTCCGCGTGGCCGCTTGCGTGCGACGCCTCGCCGATCACAAGCGGGTAGACTGCCTTGATTGCCCAGAGCCGGGAGAGACGTTGCGATCATTCGCAGAGCCGGACCTGATCGACCGCATACTCGATCACCTGCGCGAAGCAGTCCCGAATCTCGACGACGCGAAGCGCGCACGGCTGGCGACCGTGCTGCGCGCCGAGTTCGGCGGGGAGCGCACCTACGTCCGCATCCGGCCCCCGGACGCGCGCGTCGAGCGCCAGGCCGAGATTGTCCGGCTGGCCGAGACCCTGCCGGTGGTAGAGGTGGCACGGCGCCTGCACGTCCCACGCGGCACGGTCTACCGTATGCTCAAGCTCGCGGACCGGAGGCCCGTGCGCCCCTGGTGAATCGCCACCGGCACCATGCCGGCGCGAGCCGACGCGCAGCTTCGACGACGGCGGGATGCGCGCACTGCGCCGCTGGCACCAGCAACCGGACGATCCGCGCGCGCAGCTCGGCGTCGAGCCGGCGACGATGGACCGCATCCGGTTCGACCTGCTGGTGGCCGGCGCCGCCCGCCTGTACCGGCCTCAGAGCGACGATCGCGTGCGCCAGGCGTCCGAGCACCAGCGCAACGAAAGAGCCGCCCGTAGGCGGCTCTGTGTGGCTCCGGTGCCGGATCAGTCGACCGACTCGGCAACGTCGATCTTCGCAAGTCCGACGCACGCCGCGCGGTAGCGGCAAGGGGCGGATCGGCGCCTACCAGCGCACCGCCTTGCGCTCCGGGTCAAACGGCACCAGGTCGCGCTCGCTCACCCGATACCCCGCCGCGATCAGGAGATCGATGCCTGGGCCGACCAACCACCACCCGCAACCGAACCGCTCGATACGGACGCGGCGCATCTCTGCCCGATCCGCCAGCTCCGGCGGGATCGGATTCTTGCGTCGGTCCTCGCCCACGGCGGGCTCAATCAGTCGGCCAACGCGACGATGCGGCCGTCACGGCGGGCGCGCCACCCGGCTAGCGCCGGGGGCGTGGGCAGCTCGCGAACGAACGCCCAGAAATTCGTCCCGGTCTCGGAGAGCACGCGGATTCGCACGCGCACCGCGCGCCCGCCAGTCACGTCGAGCGCAACGCGCAGGCGCCCCCCTGCCTCGATCTCGCGATACACGTCGTCGAACTCGTCATCGGTCAGGTTCGAGAATGCCTCGTCGATGATCTGCGAGACCTCGCCGGCCCAGCGATCAAGGCGCGCCTCCTGGCCTTTCGATCGCGGCGGATTCATGCACCCCCCCGTGAGCGTGAGGGTGCGCGCGTCGCTGCGTGGCGTGCGTCCCTCGCGCGCTGCCGGGACGTTGCACTCACATCGCAGCGGGTGTCGGTCATTTCTCAGGAGACTCCAGCGGCGGGTCTATGGCCGACTCCTCGCCCCGTCCTGGTGATGGAACCCCGTGAATCGCCGTGCGCATCGCGATCGCTCCGATCTCGCCGGCGAAGATGCCAGCGTCGACCGCGACGGCGGATCTTCATCCCGTCGCCACTGGCAGGTCGCCCGGCCATCTCAGTCCCTCGACCTTGCCAGCCGTCCGTCTGAATCGATCGACGTCAACAGCCGTCTGATGGCCACGAGCTCGCCCGTCTGAAGGGTCTGCTCCCGGTACGCCTCCACGTCCATCGCCGCCGGTGCGGCGCCCGTCACCTGGGCGCCGGCATCGTAGGTGCGCGTCGTGTCGGGGATCGACTGGCCGCTGATCTGCGTCAACCTCCCGATCACCGAGTCGCGCACTGCGATGAACCCCTCGGAATGCGCCCACATCGCCTCGGCCGCCGCCAGCGTGTCGCGAGCGAGCGTCTGCACGTCGCGGATCGCGCCGAGATCGCCGCCGAGCGCCTGCTGGCTCGCGGCCTCGAAGGCCGACTGCGCCGCCGAGAACTGCTGTTCGGGCGTCAGTCCGAGCAGGTCGCCGGAGGTGAAGAGCCCCTGCACGAACTGACCGATGCCGCGCATCGCGTCCTGAATCGCCTTGGCCGAGCGCTGCGCCTCGTCGATCGCGGCCTTCGCGGCCTGTCTGGCCGCCTCGCGCTGCGCGTTCGCTGCGCGTGAAGCCTCCTGGGCGGTGCGCTGCGCCGCCGCCGCGGCATCCTCCTGCATGCCGATCATCTCGAGCCAGAGGGGCAGCAGTGACTGCAGCTTCGCCTCGGTATCCGTGCCGGCCGCAGCATCGAGCAGCGCGATGAACTGCTCACGCGCCGCCGGCATCGTCTGCCCCAGTTCCGCGAACTGTTCAGCCAGGAACCCGCTCGACTGTCCGATCAGCTGCTCCTGCGTGTAGAGACCTTTGCGTGCGCTGTAGATCGCCGTGAAGTCCGCCAGGGCGTCGCGTGCCTGTTCCGCTGCCTCGCCGATCGCGTCGCCCAGCTCACCGAGCGCAGCGCCCGCCGCCTTGGGCGCGTCGACCAGGCGCACGAAGTCCTGCGCCAGCAGCCCGAGCTGGATCTGCAGGGAGCGCCCGGCGTCGCTCGAGGTGTCCATCCCCTCGACGAGGGCCCTGAACCCGTCGATCGTCGCCGGCATCGGCGTGCCGAGCTCCTCGAAGCTCGCGCGCAGACGGTCGAGCTCGCGAGCCGCGTACTCCGTCGGCGAGAGAACTGCCTTCCAATACCCCTCGACCTCGGCTTGCGTGGCGAGCAGCTTCTGCACGGCCTGCTCGACGCCCTCCGTGGCTGGTACCAGCGCGGCGAACGCGTCGCTGAGGCCGACCATCGCCGCGGCCGTCTCGCGACCGGCGGGACCGCTCTCGTAGAGCGCCTCGACCGTGGCCCGGAACTGCTCTCGCGTCGCCGGCATCGCGACGCCCAGCGCCGCGAACTGCTCCTGCAGTCCCCGCATCCCCACCGTCTGGCGTTCGGCGTCCGAATAGAAGTTCGCGACGTAGGACCCCAGACTCTGCGTCAGACGCTCGGCGCCACCGCCCGCGGCGATCATCGACGCCGTGACCGTGTCGACCGGAACCCCAAGCATCGAGATCGCGTCCAGCAGCCCGCGCACCGCCTCGCCGGCCGCGATCGCACCGTTGATCTGTTCGGCGGTCGCGGTCGCGACGTCGAGCGAGTCGAACACGCCGGCGAACGCCTGCGGCAAGTCGCTCTGCTGCAGGCCGGCGACCACCATGCGCTGCACGGCCAGCGCGACGCCGGCCCGCATCTCCTCGTCGCTGCTCCCGATCTCCGTCGTGACCGTACCGGACTCACCCACGAAGAACGACGAACGCGACTGCGCCGTGCCCTTCGGGTCCATGTCGAAGCCGATCCCGTAGGACAGCGCCGACGGCGCGCCACCGTACCCCTGGATCAGCTGCGCGTAGGTCTGCGCCGCGCTCTGTCCGAGCTGTGCCGCCAGCACGTCCTGGTCGCTGGGCGTGTAGAGCCGCTCGAGGGCGGGATCGCTCGTGAACGAGCCGCCGGTCTTCGGGCCGCCGCGATCCTTCAGGAACGAGCTCACGAGCATCGCGCCGAGTGCGATCGGCCCGAGGGCGCCGGCGGCCATGCCGAGGCCGGACGTGAATCCGGCCAGCGTCCCGGTGCCCATCAATGAGCCGGCGGCGCCCAGCGAACCCGTGAGCGTCGTCGCGCCCGTGAGCCAGCCGGCCCCCGCACCGAACGATCCGGCGAGCCCTCCTGCTCCGAACAGGCTGCCGACGGACGTCAGGCCGCTCGCTGCCGATGCACCGCCGGCGGCCTGCGCGGCCGACGACGCGCCGAGCAGCCCGGCCGCCCCGAGCGTGATCGGTGAGACAACCGCTTCGATCAGCGGCCGGATGACCAGAGTCCTGCCCAGGTTCTTGACGGTGTCGACGAAGTTCTCAGCGGCCGCCTTGCCGCTCTCGAATCCGCGCATGAGCGCGTCGGTGATCGACCAGCGCATCGAGTCCGCCGAGCGTTGCACTTCGGCCTGCATCTCCACAGCCGCACGCTTCGCTGCCTCGCCGGCGTCGACCTCGCCCTGCCGCGCGGCGCCCGCCCGGCGCGCTTCGATCAGCCGGTCGATGGCCGCGATCTGCGCGTTGATTCCCGCGATCTCGCCGAGCGCGTCGGCGTGCATCCCGATCGCCTGAGCACGCTGCTCCAGCATCGCGCGCGAGTCGTTCAGCCGGCGGATCTCGAGCTCGGCGAGCTGCTGCGCCGTGAGGCCGATCGCCTCGTTCTCCTCGAGTTGCCGGCGCACCTGCTCGTCGATGGCCGCCGCCGCCTTCCACTCGGCGTCAATCCACGAGAGGCGCACCTTCAGATGCTCCTCGTCGGCCTTCTTCGCGGCCTCGGTTGCCGCGCGCTCGGCCGAGAGCGTCCCGAGCAGCTCGAGCTTCGCGGTGATCTCGGCCCACTGCGCCTCAGTCACCCGCAGCTTGCCGTCGCGCAACTGCTTCAGGACCGCGAGCTGCAGCTTGTCCGCTTCGGTGAGCTCGGCCGCGCCGCTCGCCTCGCGTTGCAGCGCCGCGATCCGCTCATCGATGCCGCCGACGGTCTCCGCGTAGGCTTTCCCCAGGCGCTCCTGTTCGCGCGCCGCAGCCGCCGCCTCCTTGCCAGCCGCCTTTGTGCCTTTGGCAAGTCGGTCGGTCTTGGTGTTCAGATCGTCGGTCGCGCCCGCCGCAGCCTTGAACGTGCCGAGGGTTCCATCCCAGACCGCGCGGATATCACTTACGCCTTGCTGGATCGTCGCGCCCGCCGAGGTTGCCGTCTCGGTGATCGCCTGGTACGCGGCACGGAACTCACCCTGCGCCAGGTTCATCAGTGCGCGCCCGAGCCCTCCCACCCAGGTCGAGACGACGCTCAGCGTCGCCGACACGATCTGCCCGGCATTCACGATGACGTTGAACGCAGCCGCCACCGTCCGCGCCGCGATGTCCAAGGCTCCCGACTGCACAACAAGGTCGACGAACCGGTCGGCCAAGCCCTTGAGGGTCGGTGCAACCTCGGCCATCACCTTGTTCGCGAAGCCCGTCGCGATCGAACCAACGGCAGCGAGCGCATCCGTAGTCTGATCGGCTTGCGCGATGACGTCGTCCGACAGTGCCAGGCCGAGCGCCTGCGCCTGGTTCGCGGCGTCAGCGAGCGCCTGCCCGCCCTGGGACAGCAGCGGCGCCAGCTCCTGCCACGACCGGCCCATGATGGCGTTCAGATCGGCCGCCACTTTCGCCGCCCCACCGGCCTCGACGGTCCGGTCCGCGATACGCTTGAAGATCTCGTCGGGCTGGAGCGACTGCAATTTGCTCAGAGAGAAGCCCAGGGAACTGAACGCGGCCGACGCCTCCTTGTTGCCGGAGAGAGCCTCTCCGACCTGCACGTTGATGCGGCCGAGCGCCTTCCCGAACCCCTCGATGCTCGAGCCGGCGTTCGCCACCGCGAGCTGGTACTCAGAGAGGGTCGAGCCGCTCACGCCAGCCGCCTGGCCGAGTTCGCCCAGCCGGTCGGCGGCATCCATCGCACCCGAGACGAGGCCCGCGATCCACTTCCCGCCCACGAATGCGGCGGCCACGCCCGCGCCTGCGAGCGCGATCGCCCCGAGCTTTCCGGACAACCCGTCCAGCACTTTCCCAGCCGGGCCGCCCTGCACGCCCAGCTCGGACAACATGTTCTTGACGCCGTCGATCGTCGACGTCGCCTGCCGGCCGTCGGCCGTAATCTTGATGTTGACGTTCTGGTCAGCCACGATCGGTCGCCAGTCGCACGACCTCGCGCTCGATCACACAGCTCTGGTCGATCATCGCGGCCAGCCGTCAGTCTGCGATGTCGCCGCAGTACGCGCCGCGCCAGTCGATCGCCTTCGCGGCGAAGTCGTGCCGAACGCGAAACTGCACCCCGTCGGTCGTGAAGTCGACCTTCTGCTCGACCACCGGTTCCTCGGCGCCCGCCAGCCGGCAGAATTCGACCGTGTCGCAGGCATTCGGCGCCGCGAGCACGTACCACGCGGTCGGCGAGTGCGCGTCGAGCAGCGGCTCCACCACCGGCGTGAGTGCCGCGCGTCCACCTGCGCGGAATTCGTTGATGGCGCCGGGTTCCACCGGCACGTAGTTCGCCGACGTCAATTGATACGCCGTGTGCTCCAGCGCCGCCGGCACGATCAGGTACGCGGGGGCGATGTTCAGCAGCTCGCCGTTGATGCCGGTCTTCGCGCGCATCGCGGCGCGCGCCGCGCCGAGTGCGGTCAGGTCGAGCTCATCGGCGACGACGTTCTCGTGCTCTTCCGAAAACAGCTGCTCGTCGTCGGCCATGACGGGATTGCTGGTGAGCTGCGCGTACACCATCGCGGATTCGAGGCGCGCCGCGGCCGCGCCGAAGGCCGCCGTCAGCCGCTCGAACGCGCGCAGGTCGTCGTTGATCAGCGCCTGGCGCGTCAGGCCCACGATCCGCCCGAAGGTCAGCAGCTCGTAGCTCACGCCTGCCGACGTGACCGATCCATACGTGAACTCGCCGTGCTCGTTCACCTGGAGCAGCTCCGGTGCGCCGGACATCGTCACGACGTTGATCGGCTTGAAGTCGGTGGCGGGCGGCGCCTCGCGCGCCCATTCGAGAAAGGTTCGCGGCGTGCTCTCGTAGGCGTCACGCAGGCGCTTGCTCGCGACGTGCGCGAGCAGCGACGGGAAGTCGCCCGTCCCGAGCGTGCGCGTGTGCAGCAGCCGCGCCGACAGCTCCAGGCGGGAGAGCCCGCGCACATCGACGCCGGCGCTCTCGAGCAGCTCGCGGCCCATCGCGAGCAGACTCATCGCTGCGAAGCGCCGGCCGTTCTCGGTCAAACCCCGGGCCGGGTTGAGCCGGTGCGCGAGCGCGTCGGCCATCCCAGTCCAAGCCGTGAGCCCCGCGTCTCGCAAGGTCATGATATGCATCGTGCTGTCCTCAGTTCATCCGCAAGCCAGCGGCGCGCGCCTGCTCGTGCAGCCCGTCGCGCTCGGCCGTCAGCTCGTTGATCTGCCGATCGAGGCGCGCCAGCTCGGCCGCACGATCCGGCGCTCTCATCGCGCTCTTCGGCCACGCCATCGCCACGATCTCGCGCGCGATCGTCTCGCGCAGCGGCTCGCGCAACACCAGCGCAAGGATCGCGTCGAGGGTGGCCGGATCGACGACCGCGCCGGCCGTCCGGTCGCCGGCGGTCAGGCGCAACACCTTGTCGACGTCCGCGGGCCGGCGCACGGCCGTGCGAGCTACAGGCCCAAGCGTCGCGCGCAGCACCTCGCGCCCGCGTTCGGCCTGCCGATCGAGCCACTCCTCGACCAATGTGATCACGTCCTCGGGAGCCGCGGGGGCGTAAGCCACCGCGAGGCGGCGTTGTTCGAGGTGTGACAGCTCGGCGCGGATCGCCTCCAGGCGCGCGATCGCGACCTCGCGCAGCTTCGCCGCGCTCGCAAAGTCGAAAAGCTTCATGAATCCTCCAATGCCCATGGCTGCACCGTAGACTGCCCGCCACTGACATCGCAACGCCCGCGGATGTCGGTGGCGGTGATCAATCTCAGCACCTGGCGCGCGCTGAGCGCGCGGCCGCGCGAGTACCAGGACACCCAGAACAGCGCCGTCTCGAGCGGTGACGCGCCAGGGGGCGGCATCGTCTCGTCGCGCCACTGACGCCAACGACCGCGGTCGACGAATCGCTCCCAGGCCGATGCGAACGCCACGACGGCGTTCCACGGCCCGCGGTCACGTTCCGCGAGCTGCGCGCCGGCGAGCGCCACCCCCTGGCGCAACCACACGTCGCGAAGCAATCGGCGCCGGTCGTCAGCTGCGCGCGGCAGCCCGAGCGCGATCTCCAATGCACCAAGGTTCGGGTCGGCCAGCGCACCCGCGAGTGCATCGCCCACCGCCGCCGCGTCACCGTCGAGCGGCTGGCCGGCACACAGTCGCAGGACCGCGCCAAGCGCCCCGCCAGCCCCGACGCCCGCGGCGAGCAGCACCTGCGCGTGCGCGCGCCCCGCGCCCACGTCCGCCGCTCGACCTGGGCCCGCGGCGCGGTCGGCGCAGGACGATGTGCAGCGCGCCCTCGGCCTGCCGGCCGGCGCCACCGAGGGCGGCAGCCGAGAGCGACCGAACGGATCGAGCGGCAACATCGCCAGCGGCCACCTACCCGTGAGTGCCCGGGCCCACAGCATCGGCGCCTGGGCTCTGGTCGCGTTCGAGCACCGGCGCGCCGATGAGCGCCGTCTGTGCCAGGAGGTGCGCGCGCAGCAGGCGCAGACGCGCCGCGGGGTCAGGTTCGCTCGCCACGGCATCGACCAGCCGATCGCCAGCCCGCTCGAGCGCCTCGCGCAGCGCGCTCAGGCGCAAGGCGAGCTCACGCTCGATCTGGGCGCGCGGCACCAGGTCGCGCCGCAGCTCGGCGAGCGCAGCCTCGGCGGCCCGTAGAGCGACGAGCTCGCGCTCGAGGCGTGGACAGCGGGGCCGCGGCTCCCCCGGCGGCCGTCGCCTCACGCCTGGCGCTCCGGTGCGGGCGCAGCGGCCACGCGGGCGACGAGTTCAGCGAGAACTCGGCGGTGCTCATCCCGCAAGATCCGGCGGCAAGCCGCCGCATCGGATTCGCCGGCGACGGTCGGCGCAACGCAATCGGCCAGCGTCTCAAGGCCGTCGCGCAACCCGACGAGCAGGCTGGCGAGTTCGCGTTCGACTGCGGCGCGCCGCACCAGCTCGCCGCGCAGCTCGGCGACGCGCAGCTCGGCGAACTCGGCCTCGGCCAGGTCGCGGCGCTCGCGGGCTCCCGGCGCCCCGCCAGCGGCCGGGGGGACAGCCGGCGAGCCCGCCGACGCCGGATCGACCAGGCGCCGCGGCGGCCGCCGGCGGCGATTCGCCAGCCACTGCGCAGTCGCGCCGGCCGCATCGAGCAGGCCGTCGGGGCCGGCGGTGACCCGGCCGCCCGAGACCGCGCGCGAGATTGCCGAGGGTCGAACACCGAGGCGGCGTGCGAGCTCGCTTTGCGTGATGCGTGTCATAGCGTCTGACTATCGCTGATGATGTTCTCTTAGGTGTGACCTAATAATGGAGCTGGCGCTAGCTTTCGTTCACGGGGCGAAAGACCCTCAGTCGATGCTTGCCGGAAGGACCCGCGAGCCGCTGGCCCGCGCGACTCGGTGTCCCGCGCGCGGTTCTGGCGCGCCGGGCGGCGCCCGGCCGCTGGCGTCGCGCGCGGATTGAGCAGCCGACTGACGGCCGGGGAGGTGGGCAAGCGCCTCGGTCCGCGACGGTCCGGGCGCAGGGGTCGGCGGACTCGTCGGAGGTCGCTGCGGTGAAATCGGTGTTTTGTGGGGGGGGGTAGGGCATATGCGCGTACGCGCGCACACGCACACGCGCACGCGCACGCGCACGCGCACGCGATAGGGGTACCCCCCCCTACAAAACACCGAAAACACCGCAGGCGACGTTCGGGCGTTCGCGCGCGTACGCGCGCGCGATGGGGGTACCCCCCCATCAAAAAGACCGATTTCACCGCAGACATGGCGCCTCGCTCAGCCCGGCCTGACGACCAGCCCGACGCCCGCGAACCGCACGCCGGTGCGGTCATCGTGGCGGGCGATACCGATGCGACCGGCGCCCTCGTCGATCGCATCGTAGAACCCGGTGCGACCGAAAGGTCGCACGCCGGCCGCCGCCGCCCACCTCCGGTAAGCGGCGTACAGCATCGAGCCGGGGACGCCGTGATCGGCCGGATCGCGGATGCACCACTCGTCATCGAGCAGGAACTGCGTCGCGCTGTTGTTCGCGTTGCGCCAGCGCTCGATCGCTGCGCGGTGCTCGTCGGTGACGATGAAGCCGCCGCTGCGCGCCACGTCGGCAGCGCCATCGAGTAGCCAGCCGACGACGCCGCCCGCCTCCTCGTCGAGTATCCGCCGCGCCAGGTCGACGATCATCTCGTCGTCGGCGACTGCACGCGTGAAGGCCACGACGCGCCAACGCCTGAAGAAGGCATCGCTACGGTCGACCGTGGGGGGTAGCTTGTTCGCGTTGAAGAAGTGTGCGGCCGTGCAGACGAAGGAGAAAGGCCGATGGGTCGGGTGCCGCCCCTCGATCACGTCGACGCCCACCACCGACTTGAACGCGCCGCCCGGGATCGGCTGGTCGGGATCCAGTTCGCCCACGAGATTGATCGCCTTGCCGGCCAGGCCCGCGAGGTAGTACTCGTCGTTCCATCGCTGGGGGTTGGTCGCGGCCACCTGGTCGGGCGGGAAGAACCCGCGCAGGATCTGCAGCACCGTCGACTTGCCGGTGGTCGTCGGCCCCAGGAACAAGGCAGCTATCCGATGCCGATACATCGCGCGCGCGAGCGCCGCACCGAAGAGCTGCTGCAGCAGCCGCCGCTGCGCGGCGCCTCGTGCGTCGTCGCCGAAGGCGTGCGCGAGTAGGTGATCGAACAGCGGCGTAGGCGCATTGGCGACCGGATCGGCCGCCACGCGCATGCGCTGCCGGTGCGCCGGCGTGAGCGGCTCGACGACGATCTCACCGTCGTCGGTGACGCGATGGAATGAAGCCGGGCCGGCCACGCCGGCCGGCGCCCGGTCGAAGAACTCGGCTTGCTCGCTGAGGCCCGCCGCGACACGCGCGATCGCCGCGAAGTCGCCTGCCCTGCGGCAGAGCTTGGCGCGGCCCGCGAAGCGCTGCGCGATGGCGATCGCCGCTTGATCGAGCGAGACCGGGCGCCAGATCGCCCCGACGCCGACCTCCCACAGGGAGCCGAGTGCATACACCGGCAGCTCGCCAGTGCGCAGCGCGGCGTCGAACAGATATGCCTGCGCGATCTCATGGTGGTCAGCGTCCGGGCCGACGACGACGCGGCCGTCGTCACCGACGCGCCCGGCCGCTTGATTCGCCGCCGCGAGCGCCTCGGCGAGCGCGGCCTCGCGGCCGGCCGGCGGCAGTTCGCCGGGGTTGGCATCCGCGCCGCCGAGCCGAGCCAGCATCGCCCGGAACACCAGGTCGGCGACCACACCGGAATCGCCGCGGGGGAGATCTTTGGCGGCGTTCATGCCGCAGCTCTCGCGGTCCGGCGCACCCAGTCAATCATCGCTGGCCGGCCGAGCCGCGCGAACACGGCGTCGATGATTCGCTCGAGATGCGACCCGGCGTCGTCGCGCCCGGGCCCGCGCAGGCCGACGAGCTCGGCCCACGCGCGCCATCGGCCGGCGTGGCCAGACTCGCAGCGGTCAAGCGCGTGGAGGAGTTCATGCACGAACGTCCGCAACAGAGCGCGGTCGAGCGGGCCGGTGAGCAGCGGCCCGGGCGCGTACAACCAGGCGGTCGAGAGCGCGACGATCGCTACATCTCGGCGGATGCGGCAGCGCCCCCAGACCCAGCGCGACATCGGTTCGAAGCGCACGGCGAGCCACGCGTCGCCGGCGCCCGCAATCCCGAGCGCGCGCAGCTGCGGCACGATGATCTGCGCCGCGCGCTTCAGGTAGTCCACCGTAACGTACTCGCGCACCCGCGGGCCTGGCGAGCGCTCCGCGACGTCGGCGTCGATCACGATGCCGCCGCGTGGCGCTGGCCGCTCGCGAGCTGTGGCACGCAAGCGTCCAGCTCGTGCAACTCGGTGGCCGTGATGCGCACCAAGATGATGGCGGCGCCGAAGTCGATACGCTCGACATCCCCGCGCTCGAGGAGTGCTTCGACACCGGCGAGCATGGCCAGCGCTCGATCAAGCGAGTGTTCAACGATGCGCGCCAGCTCGGCGTGGCGGTCGACTTCGATGGTGGGCGCGCTCATCGCGCCACCTCACCCGAAGCGGTCGGCAGCGCCGCCGAACCCTGAGCGGCGACGCGCCGCCGGGTGAGGCTGGCGCCTTGCCCGGAGCGCCTCACGAGCGAAGGCAGCTGCTCCAGCGCCTTCGCGGCGACTTCAACTCGCAGTCCTACGCGGTTCGGACCAATGGGTTCGAGCGGCGGCAGCAGACCCTGCGCAATGTACGTGTAGACGCTCTGCGCGCTCTTGAGCCCCAGGGCCGCCATCAGCTGGGGAACGGTAACGAACCCGCGCGGCGGCCAGGGCGACAGGTCCGGCCGGCGCGGGGGGCGCCGCGGCGGTTTGCGAATGCTCATCGTTGGACTCCTTCGGTCGTGAACAACTGCACCGAAGGGTCGCCCGCGCCCCCGCGTTGTATCAACTACACAGCCGGCGGCGGGCTAGTTCTTACAGGCCGCGCTCTCTCGATCCTGCGAGTACCCGCGCGGTTCGCGCGCTCTGACGCAGGGATTGCGCGTCGACATGCCCGCCGAGCTCTGCGAACAGATCGGCGACAATTCCCGATGCGCGAAGCTCGGAAACGGCAAGGCGCTTGCACAGAGTCTCGACGGCCTCAATCAGCACCACCATCTGCCGGGACTGGCCACGCCGGCCGCCCGCCGGCGGCCGCGCTCGCCGGTATTCGTCGACCACCGATTCCAGCACCTGCGCATAGCGCGAAGCTTCCCGCTTGCGGCCAGCCTCGAGCACCAGGCGCTGCCTATGAGTCAAACCGGCCGCCTCGCCCTCCGTGAGCTTCACCGCGTGGTCGAGTTTCCGGCCCTGATCACTACCCCACGTCGGATGCTCCTTCAGCGCGTGCGTCAGCGCATCCCACGCTTCGACGACCGCGGCATCGGCGCGAGCGCGCCGGGCCGCGCGTGTGGCAGGATGCAGAACGTCCCCACCCATGAGGGCCAACGGCAACGCGGTGCCGAGCATGTAGACGCACGCGAACCGCTCCGGCGTGTTGGCCTCGGGGACGTGCTCCCTGATCCACGCAGCAGCTCGAGCCGATATGCGCGCCCGCCCGCCTGGCCACGCTACGGTTACCTGTCGCTCGCGTGAGCTCATCGCACGAACGCCGCCCACTGCTGCATGAGAGGCCGGCGCTGCTCGAGCAGGTCGGTGCGGTGATAGGCGGCCTCGGTGGCGTCCTTGACCGCGTGCGCGAGTGCGCGCTCGGCGAGCTCGCGCGAGGCGTCGGTCTCGGCGCACCAGTCGCGGAACGCGCTGCGGAATCCGTGGACCGTTTCGCTGCGACCCATCCCGCGCATCAGCTGCGTCAGGGCCATGTCCGAGAGCGAACGGCCGAGCGGATTCGGGAAGATCGGCGCGTCGCGATCACTCCCCCATGTTTTCTTGGCGGCCTTGAGTACCGCGAGAGCCTGCGGCGAGAGCGGGACGCGGTGCGCGCGGTTCGCCTTCATGCGCGCGGCCGGGATCGTCCAGGTCGCGGTCTTCAAGTCGATCTCGTCCCAGGTCGCGCCGCGCACCTCGCCGGATCGCGCCGCCGTCAGGATCACGAATTCGAGCGCGAGCCGCGACGCCGACACCTCGAGCGCCGCGAGCGCCTTCATGAACCCCGGCACGCCGCGATAGGCCATCGCTGCGTGGTGCTCGACCTCCTTGCGCTGCTTCGGTAGCAGTTCACAGGCCGCGTCGACCGGGTTGTGCGCCGCGTACCCGTGTGCCACTGCCCAGCGCATGACGGCGTCGAGGCGCTGGCGCACCCGGCGCGCGGTTTCGTGCTTCGTCGTCCAGATCGGCCGCAGCACGTCGAGCACGTCGGCCACGCCGATCTCGGCCACCGGCCGATCGCCGAGCTTCGGGAAGGCGTAGGCCGTCAACGTGTTGATCCACTGCGCCGCGTGCTTGTCGTTCTTCCAGCCTGGCGCCAGCGTCGCGTGCACCTCGCCGGCGGCCTTCTCGAATGTCCACACGCGCAGGCCCTCGCGCCGCGTCTGCTCGACGCGCGCGCGCTGGCGGTGCTCGATCGGATCGATGCCTGCGCGCAGCAGCTGGCGGGCGGCGCGGGCGCTCTCGCGCGCCTCGGCGAGCGACAGATCCGACGACGAGCCGAGCCACATATCGCGGCGCCGGCCGCGCAGCATGAAGCGCAGCAGCCAGCCGCGCGAGCCGCGCTCGGACACCCGCAGGTAGAGGCCTCGCACCTCGCCGTCGGCGTGCAGGCCGGGGGGGCGGCGTCGCACGTCCAGTGCGGTCATCGGCGCCGGGTTCGAATCCCTGCGCCGTTCGTCCATCAATTCCGCGCCCTTGCCGCGCCGGTGCTTGCGCGGATCGCCAGCGCCGGCGGGTTCGAAAAGCGCGTTGGCGGACTTGCCGTCGTCCATCAGTTCGTCCATCAAAAATTTCGCGCTTAGATTGTACGCGGATGGACGGCGTTTTCTACAAGTCTTTGATTTCTAAGGGTATCGTGTATGCGGATGGACGGTGTTTTATGCGTACTGGCGGAAAGGGTGGGATTCGAACCCACGTTACGGTAGAACCGTAAACCGGATTTCGAGTCCGGCGCATTCGACCACTCTGCCACCTTTCCGCGATCGAAGCGGCGAATTATAGCAACAGGGATGCCCGATCCCGTCGTCGCG